ATGGATGAAGATGCGTTGGGTCAAATTAAGGATATCGTTAAAAATAGTTCTGCAAAAGCAGTAAAATTTGCAGACGGTAAAAGCATGAAAGTTGATATGCAAACTGCAAACGTTCTTTTGAAGGTTTTAGATGCACTTAACGATACTAACAAGAAAAAATTCGGTGATATGCTCGGAAAGAATAAAGCAAACTTTATGAAAGCAGTCGATTTTGCTTGGGGTGCGGTGAAGTAAATGTCACTTCAACTGGTATTAGCAATTGAATCTGGAAACGCAGAAAAGGTTAAATCTGTGTTTGAGAGCGTTATAAATAATAAAGTAGCAGATTATTTGCAAGACTTGAAAATTGATATTGCATACGACATGTTTGAAGAAGTCGATTCTGATGATGAAGAAGAGATGGATGAGGCAAGAGTTAAGCGAGTGAATCGTATCCGTGGGGGTGTGGTTCAAAGGCGTAAGGTTGTTTCGACAGATAGTAAATATCGTACAACTGGACAAGGACAAAAACTTGTTCGTATGTCTGCAACCGAAAGACGCAATCGCAAATTGGCGCAAATTAAAGCGGCAAGAAAGCGTAAAGCAAAAGCGAGTCGTAGTGCAATAAAACGCAAGTTGACTAATAGAAAACGAGAAACGAGGGGTTTCAACAGATGAAACTAATATCAGAAGCAGTTGAAGATATCCAGTTTGTAACGGAAGGCACTGAAGCAGGTGCTAAAAACTATTACATCACTGGCGTTTTCATGCAAGCAAACAAAAAGAATAGAAATGGGCGTGTCTACCCTGCGGAAATCCTCGAAAGAGAAGTTAAACGCTATGCAGACACATACATTACTAGCAATAGAGCATTCGGTGAACTAGGACACCCAGATGGTCCTACTATCAATTTAGACCGTGTATCCCACATGATTACTGAACTTTACCGTGACGGTGATAACTTCATGGGTAAAGCAAAAATCATGGATACACCAATGGGCAAAATTGTGAAGAACCTCATGGATGAAGGCGCACGTTTAGGCGTTTCATCTCGTGGTATGGGTTCGCTAAAGCAGTCTAATGGTGTCAACGTTGTGCAGAGTGACTTTTATTTGTCTACTGCCGCAGATATCGTTGCTGACCCTTCCGCACCTGATGCATTTGTGCATGGTATTATGGAAGGTAAAGAATGGATTTGGGATAACGGTGTACTAAGAGAATCCACTATTGGGGAATATAAAAAAGAAATCGAGAAGGCGACTTCATTACAACTTGAAGAAGTCAAAATGCGATTATTCTCCGATTTCATTCAAAAATTGTAACATTATAAATAGTATTGTAATAACTTACATCAAAAGGAGATTAATCTCATGCTAAAGAAATTTGCAGAGCAAACCAACGAAGCGGAAGTAATTGCAGAAGATTTGGATGCTATCGAAGCATCTGAGTCAGAAGTGGTTGCGGAAGAAGAAGTTAAGGTTGAAGAAACACTAGACGAAGCAAAATCTGTTAAGAAAGAAGAAGAAGGCGAAGAGTCTGATTCAGAAGACGAAGCAGAAGTAGCAGAGTCAAAGAAAGTCGCTAAAGAGTCTGACGATATGGAAGACGAAGAAGGCGATGACGAAGACGAAGCAGCAGAAGACGACATGGAAGAGTCTAAGAAGTCTGTTAAGAAAGAAGAGGTCGAATTGACCGTTGACGTTCAAGAAGACGTTGAAGCACTTCTTTCAGGTTCTGACGCAGAACTATCAGAAGAGTTCAAGCAAAAGGCAACTGTCGTATTCGAAGCAGCAGTCAAGTCAAAAGTTGCAGAGCAACTAGACCAAATTAAAGAATCTGTTGAAGCAGAGTATCAAGCACAACTAGAATCAGTTCGTGCTGAACTTGCAGAAAAAGTTGACGGTTACCTCAACTACGTTGTTGAAGAGTGGGTTAAAGATAACGCACTTGCAATTGAGCGTGGTTTGAAGGGCGAAATCGCAGAAGAATTCATGGCAGGTTTGAAAAACCTTTTCATTGAGAACTACATTGATGTTCCTGAAGAAAAGGCAGACATGCTTGATGAATTAGCAACTAAGGTAGATACCCTAGAAGCGAAACTCAACGAAGAATTTGAAGCAAACGTTGAGATGAAGAAGGAACTTGATTCGTTCAAAGCAAAAGAAACTTTCTCAGAGGCATGTCAAGGTCTGACTGCTACTCAAGTAGAAAAGTTTGAAGGACTTGCTGAGGGCGTAGAGTTCGAAACTATTGACCAGTACCGTGAGAAGTTAGAAACTATCAAGGAATCTTATTTCCCTAAAGTAAGGGCAACTGGTGCAGAGAAAGAAGACAGTGTAGATGCTCCTGCAAAACTATCAGAGCAACTATCTGATACAATGAGCATTTATGCTAAAACGCTTTCAAGCATGAAGAAGTAAAACATATTTGTATTATAAATACTAATATGAATGCTTTGAGTGTTTAGATAAAACAGTTATATTACATCTATCATTAAGGAGATAAGACATGTATCTATCAGAAGAATCCCAAAAGAAATGGGAACCAATCCTTGAACATGCAGACGCACCTGCAATTCAAGACCCCTACAAGAAGGCAGTAACCGCTGTTCTTCTTGAGAACCAAGAAAAAGCAATCCGTGAGCAACGTGAGCAAATGGGTTTGTTCGAAGCAGGTCCTCTAAACCAGACTGGCAACGTTTCAAACTTTGACCCCGTTCTAATCTCACTAGTTCGCCGCTCAATGCCACAACTCATTGCATATGACGTTGCTGGTGTTCAACCAATGACTGCACCTACTGGTCTAATCTTTGCTATGCGAGCAAAAGATGGCGCTGGTAACGAAGTGTTCTACAACGAAGCAGACACAGACTTCTCAGGTGCTGGTACTCACGCAGGTACTAACCCAATGGACGGTACTCCAGATTCAGACGTTTCTGGTGACGGTACTTACACAACTGGTACTGGTATGACTACTGGTGCTGGCGAAGCATTGGGCGCATCAGGTGGCGGTACTTTCAACGAAATGCAATTCTCAGTAGAGAAGATTTCTGTTGAAGCAAAAACTCGTGCGCTAAAAGCAGAATACACTGTTGAACTTGCTCAAGACTTGAAAGCAGTTCACGGTCTAGACGCTGAAACTGAACTAGCAAACATCCTTTCTGGTGAAATCCTTGCGGAAATCAACCGTGAAGTTATGCGTACAATCTACCGTTCTGCCAAACTTGGTAACGGTGGTACTGGTGCATTCGATGTTTCTGCTGATTCAGACGGTCGTTGGTCAAACGAGCGTTACAAAGGCATGATGTTCCAAATCGAGCGTGAAGCAAACGTTGTTGCTCGTGAAACTCGCCGAGGTAAAGGTAACTTCATCATCTGTTCCGCAGACGTTGCTTCTGCACTAGCATCTGCTGGCGTGATGACTTACACTCCTGCTCTTAACACTAACCTAAATGTTGACTCAACTGGCAACACTTTCGCTGGTGTTCTAAACGGTAAGACTCGTGTATACGTTGACCCATATGCTGGCAATGACTTCGTTGTTGTTGGTTACAAAGGCGACAGTGCATACGATGCTGGTATCTTCTACTGCCCATACGTTCCTCTACAGATGGTTCGTGCGGTTGGTGAAAATACTTTCCAACCTAAGATTGGTTTCAAAACTCGCTACGGCATGGTTGCGAACCCATTCGCTCAAGGTATTACTGCTGGTGGCGGTGCGTTGACTCCTCGTAGCAACACATACTACCGTGGTTTCTCAGTAACTAACCTTCTCTAATAGGTAGATACTAAGAAGAGTAGGACTTGAACCTACCAACCTTTTAGGGGACTCTTCGGAGTCCCCTTTTTTATGCGTATAAATAGTATGAAGAAGTCTAACTATGAAAGGGTCTCTATGTCTGATAGTAAGATTATCCTCATTCAAGATTTAATTGATAGTAAGTTACGCAAAGAACAAGAACTAGAGTTTTATCAAAGAGAGTTGGAAAAACTCCAACAGAAGATGTGGTTCGTTCAAAAAGAAATCCAACTGACAGTAACTATCATCGACATTATTGAGACTGAGAAAGTTATGGACATTCAAGAGCATATTAGGAAAACCACATGAGCGTACAGAACCAACCGAAAAATTTAAACAATGCGACTATTAATAATTTTCGCATGATATTTTCAAAACTTCCTACGATGGAGTTTTTTGTTACCGATTGCAATATCCCAAGCATTACATTGGGCGAAGCACTTGCGCCAAGTTACTTGATTGACAGACCACTTCCAGGTGACAAGATTACCTACGGTGAATTCTCAGTGGAATTTATCGTGGACGAAGAACTACGCAATTGGGAAGAGATTCATAATTGGTTGTTGTCTATCGGTACACCATCATCAACTGCACAGTATGACAGAGCAGGTCAATACTCAGATGCATCATTGGTTGTACTGACAAACTCAAGCAACCCAATCCTAGAGTTTAAATTTATTGATATGTTCCCCGTTTCGTTGGGGGATTTACAGTTCTCAAATGCGGGCGCAGCAGATACCTTGATGGGTTCTGCATCATTCCGATTCAGAGGTTATGATATCGTAAGACTGTAATATACCATGCCTATATAATAGGTGTTATGAAATATAATTGAGGTGAATTGATGAAATTAGATGATATTCAAACCCTATGGGGTGAAGATGTTAACATTGTGGATGACATGTTGGATGAAGAGGCATTGAAAATTCCTCGCCTCCACCAGAAATACTACAAGATATATTCAACAGAGAAACTTCTTCTCGCAAAACTCAAAGCAGACCTAAAGACCCTTCAAGCAATGAAGTGGGAATATTATGCAGGAGAGTTGGCAGAGGAAGACTTGAATGAACAAGGGTGGGAACCATTTCCCAAACGTGTTCTGAAAGCAGATGTACCTCGCTACATCGAAGCAGACAAAGACATTATCCAAACCACACTAAAGATTGCACACCAACAAGAGAAGGTGGACTTTTGCGCTGACATTATTAAGTCATTGCGAGACCGTGGATTCCTAATCAAGAATGCCATTGAGTGGCGTAAGTTTACCAATGGTGCTTTCTAAGTGTCTGAAAAATTATTCGTATCTAAGTTAAATGAGGTACATATGCAGGTCGAGTGTGATGCTGGACTTGCGTATGAACTTCAAGACTATTTCACGTTCTTGGTACCTGGTCACCAATTCATGCCAGCGTTCCAAAACAGAATGTGGGATGGTAAGATACGTCTATACAATGTATATACCAAAACGCTATACTTGGGACTACTCACATACCTTGTGAAGTTTTGCGAAGAGCGTGGATACGAACTTGAGTATGATGCATCAATCAAAGGGGCAGATGAGTTTGCACTTGTTGAAGCAGAGGAATGGACTAAGGGACTAAACCTACCATTCGAACCTAGAGACTACCAGTACAAGGCATTCGTACATGCGGTTCGAAACCGCCGATGCTTGTTATTATCTCCAACCTCTTCA